CAGAATTAATGATGTAACAGTTCTTTCAGCAAACGTAATTGCTAATAGCATTACAAAAGCGGCAGGTTTTGGTATTACTGGTATTACCTCAGCTCCGGTGAGCAACGGATTTGTTAGCGATTTAGTTGACACAGGTTCTCAAATTTATACCTATAATATTACAGGATTAAGTTCTACTACTCAGTTTGTTGTTGGATCCTATATCACAGCTGACAGTGGTGGAGGTAATCTTGGTACAAACAACTATCATATAGTTACTGCAAAGACTAGTTCAACATTAGCAGTAACTGCTACAGGCGGAACAGTACCAGCAGAAGGCAACATCAACAATGTAAGAACTATTGGTATTAAAACTATTCATACAGCTAACCTTACAATTACAGATGACAAAATTTATTCTCGAGGGGACTTGCAACTTCTTCCTAGCACAGGACAAGTTGACTTACTAGGTTCTAAAGTTGTAGGTTCTGGTGTTATTACCATTGGCGGCGATACAGATGATACATTAGTTACTAAAAAGTATGTTGACGATTTTAATCGCCCTTGGATTTCTCAATCAGCCGATTATGAACTAGTTGTTTCTGATAGAATTTTAGCTAGAACAAGAAGTACCGGAGGTAGAGATTTTGTTCTACCAAGAGATTCTTTACGAGCAATTGGTAGTACTGTAAGAATTGTTGATGCTGATTCAGCATTTGACACAGACAATTTACGATTAATTCGATATAGAGATTATGACCCTGGGACCATCAGAGGCGTATCACCGAACGTTACAGTTCCATTTTCAAAATTAAATTTAGCTACAACAACTGATTCTATTTCAGGCGCTGGCCTTACTATTGATCTAGACATTAGTGTAGTTGGAATTTACTCTGAAGTTAATATTAATATTGATCCTAATAATCACGGTTATGCTTATAGAACTAACGACACAATAACCATTGACGGAGCACTAATTGATCCTGTAAGCGGCGTAAGTGGTGGGTTTAAAGACTATGTATTAGTGTCTGCAACTAACCCTTCTCCGGGCGTAACACGAGTTACAGTTGATAAAGTTACATATCCTAACTTTTTAACCGATCATCCAACTCCTGTCGGTGTTACATTTACCGGCGAATCAACGGTACTTACACCAACTAACTTTGTTGACACAGGCAGCGCATTTAGATTTGATGTAAGCGGCACATACAGTTTTGCACCTGGACTGGCATTTACTATGTATGATGGTAACGACCTGTCATTCAAACTAGTATTAGATATGTTGTTAGGTGCAGACGACGATGTTATCTTAAATGAAAAAGATACCGCACTTGGATTCATTTATACTGGCGGATCAATTGGTTGGAAATATTTAGAAACTCTTCCATTGCCTAATACAATTTTAGTAGACGTTGTAGGTAATTTAAGAGGTAACATGCTGTCAACAAACAACGGCGGCACAGTAATTAGTACTGTTGGTCCTGTGGCACAGTTTGTGGGTAATTTAAGTGGTGCAGTAACTGGATCACTAACAGGTAGTGTATCTGGAAACCTTACAGGAAATGTACTGACACCAGCACAGCCAAATATTACTAGTTTAGGAACGCTAACGAGTCTAACAGTATCGGGCGGTATTAACGGTAATTTATCAGGTAACGTATCAGGTAACGTAACAGGAAATATTACAAATCCAGCATTGAATGTAACAGGAACTAGCACACTTAATCTTATTTCTGGCACCAATGCTATTACTATTCGTTCTGGAGGATCCGGTCTTCGAATAAGTGCATTTGATAATACCAGCGTACAAGAACAGTACGTGATGCAGGTTACACCTGGTGCTGCATTTGGGCTACGACCTACTACTAATTTATTCGGTGATATTGTTATTTCTAACACTAGCACAAGTAATATTAGCGGTTCTAGTTTTAGATTACCAACTTATACAAATGCACAATTAGCGGCTAGAGTGTTTAATTTCTTAAATTATGGGGAATTAATTTACAATAGCGATGCTAATAGAGTTCAAGCCTATGTTGCTCCGGGCTCGTGGGTAGATCTGCACTAATGCAGTAAGATATAAATATATAAGATTAAGAGGTTAAAAGATGGCATATACCATAGATAAGTATAACGGAACTACTGTAGCTGTTGTTGAAGACGGAACTATCGATAGTACGTTAGATATTAAGCTTATAGGAAAAAATTACGCTGGCTACGGAGAAGCGCAAAATGAAAATCTAGTACACATGCTAGAAAATTTTGCCGGTCCTAGTGCTCCTCCGCGTCCTATAAACGGACAAATGTGGTACGACAGCTCTGCTAAAAAGATTAAATTTTATGATCAGAGCACTACTAAATGGAAAACTAGTGGCGGCTCAGAATCCAGTAGCAGCGAACCAACAGGGTTAAGTTCTGGTGATTTTTGGTTTGATACTGCTAATAATCAGCTGTTTGTGTACAATGGGACTAGTTTTGTACTAGTAGGTCCACAGGGATTATCAGGCGTTGGCACAACACAATTAAAATCAATTAAAGTATATGACACATCTAATAATCCATATGCTGTAATTGCTGCCTTTGTAGACGGCAAAGTAGCGTATACTATTTCTATGTCCAGCGAGTATACACTCAACACAGCTAGCCAAGATATTTTAAACGTAGGAAACGCAGGCGCTTTCACTGCAATTAAGAAAGGTATTACACTGGCTAACTTACAGCCTGAAGACGTAAGTCCGGGTGGCCCAGTACCTTCCATTGCATTTTGGGGTACTGCTAGTGCTTCTAGAAGATTAGTTAACAGCGCCGGTCAAACAAGAACCGCCGACGACTTTATTGAAAAAGGCACAGGTACAACTTCTTTTATTGGTCCACCAAATATTAATGTTAAGTTTGGTGACGTAGGTTATACTCTAGGTAACGATGATGATTTAGAAGTTAAAGTTTCAAGTAATGATGTAATTATTGAAAGAAAAACTTTAAATCAAGGTATTGACGTAAGATTAGCTGATAATACACAGCCTAGTAACCTTACTAAATTTAGATTCATAACAGCTTCACAAGCATCAGCAGCACCTTATACTGGACTAACTGCTCCAGCATTAGTTCCAGACGTTGCAGGAAATACTAATCTCGGAGCTCCTGGCGCAGTTTTTAACAAAGTTTATGCTAATGAGTTTGTCGGAACAACTACAAGAGCAGATGAATTAAAAGTTGGAGCAAACTATAGATCCGCTGCTGTTGATTCTGCAGGAGTTGGAACAGTTAACACAGTTGCAGTAAGAGATTCTTCAGGCAGACTTTGTGCTGCTGGATTTTTAGGCAATGCAACTTCAGCTACTACAGCAGTAACAGCTACTCAAGCTAACACATTATTGGTTGGTGCAAATTACAGATCAACTGCAATAGACACAGCCAGCAGTGGAACACCGTTTACGGTTCCTTGCAGAGACAGTGCTGGAAACCTTAATGCTGTACTATTCCAAGGTACTGCTACCAGTGCATTGTTTGCTGACTTGGCAGAAAAATATCTAGCTGATGATGAATATGAAGTAGGAACAGTAATGACTGTCGGCGGCGACGCTGAAGTTACAGCCTGTAGATTTGGTGACAGAGCATTTGGTGCAGTGAGTGCAAATCCTGCATATATGATGAATGCTGGTCTAGAAGGTGGTACTTATGTAGCTCTTAAAGGTCGTGTTCCTGTAAAAGTTATTGGATCTGTAAAGAAAGGCGACAAATTAGTAGCAGCAGGAAATGGATATGCAGGTGCAGCTAGAAATGTTTTAAGAAACACAGCTATATTAGCCGGCAATTTTCCAGATACGTTTGCTATAGCTTTAGAAACCAACGACTCTGAAGATGTAAAACTAGTTGAAGCAATAATATTGTAAGGAACATAAAATGGCAGGATCAGGAACAAGAGCAACGGCTCAAGATTATAATAATATCCAGGCTGTGATCTCATCAGTAATGGGGATTGGCACTGGTACGACAGGTTATGGTCAACCAATTGCAAGTAGCCCAGTGAGTCAAAGTACTACAATGACTTCTACTCAATGGGACCAGTTAAGGGACGATCTTACTAAAGCAAGGGTACATCAAACTAACACTGGAGTTTCTACTGCTAGTACTACCATTGGAAGCCCATGGCAGACCTTATTTGATGTTACACCGTCAACTGTGGTACAAGAAGCTATTCGACTCCAATACCAAGACTTTGCAGATAATGGTGTAAATGCTAACCGAGCAGTGGTTGCAGCAGCACAAACTACTTCGGGTGTATCTTTAACATCAACAACTAGGGGTACAAATTGGGGTACATCAGCTTTAGGGGCTAGCATTACACATACCGTCACCCTGACATTTGCAGGTTACACTTCAGGAAGTCTTACAGTACCAGCAGCAGATCATATTCGTTGCTTCTTTAACGCTGGCGGATCAATTCAGATTACTGCTTCTAGAACAGGTGCTGCCGCAACTACCAAAGACACAGATTGGACTAATATGTTAAGCGGCTTTGGTACTCTTAACTTTAGAGCATCTAGCACAAACATCACCGGGGGAGTTAATGCTGGCGGTAGCGTAGGATCTGCTGTAGGTTTTCAAACATTGACCATTGGCGCCGCAGCCAGTAATATCCTTACTCAATCTTCTAGCGTAACACAATATGCTGAAAATCGATATTTGGTTGGTGTAAGCAGACCTACTGCTAACACGTTGGCATTTACTATAACTTTCACCGATAATGATGCTGGCGATCAAACAGGATTAGGACCACCAGTTGACGAGCCAGTTACTGGAACTATAATACTTGACAATTTTTAGATAAAATAGTATAATAACTATTAAATCTAGGAGTTGTCATGGATCCAATCGTCCAAAAAGCCTTTGACGTAGCCAATTATATGACTACGTTGTCAAATCAAAAACACATACTCAAAGAAGAATTTCTTCAAAACTTGATCCATTATCAAAACGGTGGAACATTTACTGTAACTCGCGACCTTATAAATTTTGTTAAAACACTAACGGATCTAGGCTATGATGAGGATCTGGTACTGATTGATGATAATCATACTCCGATAAGCATTGAAAATCTTAAAAACTTTTTAGAAACACTGATAGTAATTTATCAAAGTTCTATTAATGAGTATTACACCAAGTACTCACAACTTAAGAACAGTAGATCAGTGGAGACTCTAGTAAAATGACCAACGGAGTAGTGTTGTTTGCCTATAATAATCAAGAAATTGATTACGCACAACTGGCTTGGTTCGCCGCAAAGAAGGTAACACAATTTTTAGAAGTTCCTGTGACAGTCATAACAGATGATAAAACTATCTTTGACAAGTTAGATATTTCAGTGTTTGATAAAATTATAGAGTTAGACCAAGAAGAGCAGGCCAATTCAAAGTACTTTTACGACGGTGCAAATAAGAGTGTTAAACTTCCTTGGAAAAATAGTACACGTTATAGTGTGTTCGATCTTACTCCATACGAGAACACACTGGTAATTGATTCAGATTATATTGTAAATTCAAAAACATTAAGCTATTGCTGGGATCAACCTCATGACTTTTTAATTTATCAACAAGGGTTTGATCTAGCGCAATGGCGTGATGTTTCTGAATTTACCACAATAGGTGAGCACAGTATTCCTTTTTACTGGGCCACAGTATTCTTCTTTAAGAAAACAGCAAATACAGAATTATTATTTGCACTAGTTAAGCATATTAAGGAAAACTGGACCTATTATAAGTTAGTGTATCAAATACACAGTACTAATTTTAGGAATGACTATGCATTTAGTATTGCTATACACATGCTCAATGGATTTACTCTAGGAACATTTGCACATCAATTACCTGGCAAACTATTTTACATACGAGATTCTGATATTCTTTTTGGAATTGAAGATTCTGTAATGAAGTTTTTAGTTCAGAAAGAAGGATACTCTTCAGATTTTACCCCAGTTAAGACATCAACAGTTGATGTTCATGTAATGAACAAGTATAGTTTATTAAGGCAGATTAACAATGTCTAATGGTCATATTTTTGTAGCACAAAATTCTAATGTTGATTACGTAAGACAGGCTTACGCTTTGGCGTTAAGTATTAAAAAGAACAACAAGTTATATCGTGAAACATGTTTAGTCACTAATAACGAAGTACCTGAATCGTATAGACATGCGTTCGATCACATACTGCCAATTCCCTGGGGCGACGATGCAGAAGGGTCATCTTGGAAAATTGAAAATCGATGGAAAGTAATACACATAAGTCCATTTGTTGAAAATATTGTCTATGACACTGACATGCTATTGCTAAACAGCAATGATCATTGGTGGAAATATCTTGAACAAAAAGATTTATTTTTTACTTCGAATGTATTAGATTATCGAGGAAATATTATTAACAACGATTATTATAGAAAAACGTTTACTGCTAATAATCTAGTTAACACTTACACTGGTGCGTTTTATTTTAAAAAGATTGATAGAACATATGAATTTTTTAAATGGTTAGAAATTATTATTGACCAGTGGAGAAAATTTTACCCGCTACATCTTAAAAATTCTCCACAGACATTTTGCAGTATGGATGTAAGTGTAGCATTAGCTCTTAAGTTTATGGGCTGTGAAGAACAATTTACTACCAAAGATACACTAGTACCAAGCTTTACACATATGAAACCAGCAATACAAGGCTGGAAAAATATTCCTAACAAATGGACATCGGCTATATCTTCTTATTTCAGTGATGACGGTAATTTAAAAGTTGGAAACTTTCAACAGCACGGACTATTTCATTATGTAGAAGATGAATTTCTTACTGATGACATAATTAAAAAATTGGAAAACTTATGAGCAGAAAAGACCGTTTAACTTCCGGAACAGTATATAATTCTTTTTATGTTCATTACGATAATGAAGGTACTGTTCATTCATTAAGTAACGTCAAAGAAGACAACTATAAAATATTTGAAATTGATCTATTTTTAATAGATGATTTTATTAATGGTAAAAAAGATTTTAGAAAATATAATATAGAATATTTTTATAATTTAAGCAAAGGCATCACAATTTCAGAAAATGATACAGTAGAGTATAGTAAACCTTTATTTCAAATCTTGCCAGTAACCTTACACACCGATGATAATGTTGTTCTTGAACACAGTATAGATGACAGTAAATGGACAGTATATTTTAATGAAGAAGCACTAGAAAAAATAGAAGTATTGCCGCCTATTACATTTTATATTTGCAAAAAAGATGATCCTCATTACCTATATAGATACTTTACAATTGATGTTGACAACATAGTTGATGGTAAAATAGATTATAGTTTTGAAAGTGATCACGAACAACAGTTTTCTCAGATAAGTGTAGCAACATTAAAAAGATTTCCTAATTACGGAATTAAGGAAAAAGCATGAGTAATAAAATTAAAGTTATTGATCAAGACATTGTATTCTTAAGTTATGACGAGCCTAATGCAGAAAAAAATTATGCAGACTTATTAAAAAAAGTCCCATGGGCTAAACGTGTACATGGAGTTAAAGGCAGCGACGCCGCACATAAAGCCTGCGCTGCCAAAAGTGAAACAGAATATTTTATCACAGTTGATGCTGATAATATTGTTGACAGCAAGTTTTTTCAAGTAGTTGTTGACCTAGATGAACTAGGGTTTGACGATACCTATGTCTTTAGTTGGGCAGGACGAGTACACGTTAATCATCTTATGTATGGTAACGGTGGCCTTAAGATGTGGACACGTAAGTTTGTTAACGATATGAAAACACACGAAAATTCAGACCCTACAGATCACAAAGGGCTAGTTGAGTTTTGTTTTGATCATCGGTATCATCAGTTCAATGACAACTACAGCGAAAGTTACACCAATGCCACACCGTTCCAAGCATGGCGGGCAGGTTTCCGTGAAGGTGTTAAAATGTCACTGGACCAAGGCGCTAAAGTTACTGATATGAAAAAACAAGTTTGGTGGGAAAACTACTACAGATTAATAACATGGTGCTCAGTTGGGCGAGATGTTGACAACGGCTTGTACAGTATGCTAGGTGCTAGAGAAGGTTGTTATATGACTAACTGCACCGATTGGGAATATGCCAATGTGAGAGATTTTGAATATTTGACTGATTATTGGAAAGAACATTGGGCAGATAAAACTGTTGATCATGCAGAAGAAAAAATTAAATTTTACGGACAAGAAATTAAACAAACTCATGGACTTGAAATTGCTGACCTTGATGCAGACGGTTCCGTTTACTACAAAAAAATGCAAGATGCACTGAGAAAGTATTTTAAATGAACGAACAAGAAAAGATCAAAACAATTAAGATAAAAGTAGAGAATGAAGTAAGTCCTACATTCTGTCTTGCCAAATGGCATCATGTGACTATGTACTTACAAACAGGTGAAACACACAGTTGTTATCATCCTGCTCCTCATAAGATCCCTTTAATTGAAGTATTTGATAATCCTAGTGCGTTACACAATACCGATCACAAAAAACAAGAACGCAAGATGATGCTAGAGGGTAAGAAGCCTGACGGTTGTCAATATTGCTGGAACATAGAAGCCATGGGTCCTGAATATATCAGTGATCGCCATATTCGTAATGCCAGTATTTTTACAGAAGAACGCTACGAACAAACAGCTAAAGGTGCATGGGATCAAAATATTAATCCTGAATATATCGAGATTAATTTTGGTAACGAATGTAATTTTAAATGCGGATACTGTCATCCCAAATATAGTACAAGATTCTTCAACGAAATTAAAGAACATGGCCCAGTAACCACAGTTAAGAATCATCGATGTGACATTGATTGGATGAAGTTATACAGTCGTGAAGAAGATAATCCGTATGTGGATGCATTTTGGCGTTGGTGGCCAGAACTGCGTAAGACATTAAACATTATGCGAGTTACAGGCGGTGAACCCCTAATGCACGTGAGCACATGGCGATTACTTGACAAGATTAACAAAGATCCTATGCCTTGGCTAGAACTTAATGTTAATAGTAATCTTGGAGTTAAGACCGGGTTAGTTGATAGATTATCTACAGAAGTAGAAGAACTTAAAGTCAATAACAAAATTAGAAATTTTAAATTGTTTACTAGTATGGACACATGGGGACCTCGTGCTGAATATATTCGCACAGGACTTGACTTAACAGTATGGGAAGAAAACTTTCACACTTATCTTACAAAGACAACTAGTCCTATTACTTTTATGATTACATTTAATATTTTAAGTGTTACAACATTTAAATCCTTACTAGAAAAAATGTTAGAATGGCGCAAACAGTACGGATGGTATGATGACAAAAAAGAACATCGTGTACGTTTCGATACTCCATATCTTCGAGATCCTCTTCAATATGACATGAATCTATTACCTAAACAAGAATTCATGCCTTACATGAAAGACAGTTTAAAGTTCATGGAAGACAATGTAGATGATAATGCCAGTGACAAATTTACCAGCGTTGAATATGAAAAATTTAAACGTGTAGTGGACTACATGGAGAATACAAATCATTCTCGTGAAAAACTAATTGAAGGACGTAAAGATTTCTTCAATTGGTTTAGTGCCATGGACAGTAGACGAGACACTAGCTTTTTACAAGTGTTTCCAGAAATGGAAAGTTTTTATAAACTATGCGAAATTGCCAATGAACAATATAGATAAAGATTTTTTACTCAATGAGAGCAAAGTATTTTGCATGTTTCCGTGGATGCACTTAAATGTAACTCCCAAAGGTGACATCTATCCTTGCTGTAGTAATAACTACACAACTCCATTTGGTAATACAAAACAAACAACATTAAAAGATGCCTTTAACAATGACAAGATGAAAACTATTCGTCTTAATATGTTAAATGAGAAAAAGAGCGAGATCTGCAATTTTTGTTATAAACACGAAGAAGCTGGCCCCCATAGTTTTAGAAATTATAGTAAAGAACACTGGGGTAAAGATTTTGATGAACTAGTGCCACAGACGCAAGAAGACGGTACTATGCCTGACTTCAAGATGAAATATTACGACATACGTTTTAGTAATATTTGTAACTTTAAATGTCGTACCTGTGGTGCAGAGTTTAGCAGTCAGTGGGCCGCTGAACAGCGAGCTAATTTTGATCCTAAACATCCTATAATCATCCATGCTGACGATGGCAAAGGCGATTTGCTTAATGAAGTTTTAACACACATTGAACATATTGATCTAGCATACTTTGCTGGCGGCGAACCATTGATCACAGACGAGCATTATACAATCCTTGAAGAAATGATTCGCAAGGGTAGAACAGATGTGACACTGCGTTATAATACCAACGCCAGTAACATCAAATATAAAAATCATGACATTCTTGATCTGTGGAAACATTTCAAACGTGTTGAATTAAGTTGCTCAATTGATCATTACGGTGAACGAGCAGAATGGCTACGTCACGGTACAGATTGGGGGAAAGTGGAAAGTAATTTGCTTACTTTTAGACAATTAGATTACGTACATTTTCAAATAAACACAGTATTCAGTATTTTTAATTATTTGACCATTGGCGACTTTTACAATTATCTTAAAGAAAAAAATATTGTAAGATTAGAAGACTGGTATCATAGCCTGTATCTTGCTGTGCATCCTAGTTACTATTCTGCTAAAAGTATGCCAAAAATTTTAAAAGCCTCTGCAAAAGAAAACGCAGAAAAATTTATATCGTCTAACGGCCCTGAATGGATACTGTTAAACAACCTCGTAACAGATGCAGTTAAATTTGCAGACGAAAGTGATACTTGGGACGAAAATAAAAAGACATTTTTTATGCATGTCTTGTCAACTGATAAGATTAGAGGTGAGAGTTTTATTAAAACTTTCCCAGAATTAAATAGACTTATGAATCTAACGGAGTAAGAATGAAAAACGTAAAAGACCTTGTTGAAAATGGAAAACATTTTTGTATACTGCCGTGGATTCACTTTCACGCTTGGCCAGATCGTAGAGTAATGCCGTGCTGTGTAGCTGATAGTAATAAGCCAGTGGGCGAAATTAAATCAAACGAATCTGTACTAGAAATGATGAACAGTGATGATTATAAGAAAATGCGTCTAAACATGCTCAACGACGAACCTGTTGAAGCATGCCAACGATGCTACGATCTTGAAAAATTAGGCACGTGGACTATGCGTCAGAGTCATAATAAACGCAGAGGTCTTGACTTTGTTGATATTGTGGAAGATACTAATGACGATGGCAGCTTAAACGAATTTAAATTAAAATATATGGATATTCGTTTTAGCAATCTATGTAATATGAAATGCCGTAGTTGCGGACCAAGTTGCTCTAGCCTATGGGCACAGGAATTTATTGAACATAAAGGTGTTGAAGTTTTAGACAAGCATTTTAATATGACTAAAATGGTAGTCAGTAACAACGATGATCAAATGTTAATGACTAAACTCAAACCGTATCTCAAAGATGTAGTAGAAGTTTACTTTGCCGGCGGAGAAATTATCATTACTCCTGAGCATTATGAATGTTTAGATTACTGGATTGAAACTGGAGTAAATGAAACTATTGAATTAAGTTACACGACAAATTTCAGCAGTCTTAAATTTAAAGATAAAGATCTAATTGAGTATTGGAAAAAGTTCCCTAATCTAATTATTTGGGCCAGTCTTGACGGCATGGGAGATCATGCTGAATTGATTCGCAAAGGCACTGACTGGGAAAGAACTGAGAAAAATTTACGCGAATTAAAAGCACTAGTACCACATGCACAGTTCCAAATAACACCAACAATCAGTATATGGAATGTGTTCCAGTTTCCTAAATTCTTTGACTATCTTATAGACAATGAGTTAATTGATAAAAACACAGCACCTAGGTTTAATCTTGCTACTAGCCCGTGGTATTCAAATATCATGATTCTTCCTGAATTTTCAAAAGAAAAACTAGGCAGACTTTACAGAGAATACATTCACAAATATTCGTACAATCCTCACATTAGTAATGGATTTAAAATGATAAGTCAGAATTTAAAAAGCGGTGATCCTAACAAAGGCGGCATACAAGAGTTTATTAAATTCAATGACGAATTAGACAGTGTACGCAATGAAAGTATTTTAGATGTAATTCCTGAATTAAAAGAGGTTTATAGATGGGCAAAAAGTTAATAGCAATTACAGCCCCTGAGCCGTATTTGGCAGTTACATGGCAAGTTAATAATTTTTGTAATTTTAAATGTAGTTACTGTAATCCAGGCAATTGGGGCGGCAGTCATAGGAATGATGATAACCTAGATGTTTATATTAAAAATTTAGAAATCATTATTGAAAGATATAAAAAAGTAGGATACAAACATTATAAGTTTTTCTTCTCTGGCGGAGAACCTACTGCTTGGAAAAATTTCATTCCTATCTGCGAATGGCTACGAGAAAAATTGCCAGACTGCACATTAGCAGTTAATACTAATTTAAGTCGTCCGTTAGCATGGTGGGAAAAACACTATCATTTGTTTGATGATATTGTTGCCAGTTTCCATGTTGAATTTTCTGACAAAGAAAAATATAAAGAAAACAATATTTTTCTCTGTGACAAAGTAAACTATCTTTGTACAAAGATGTTGATGCACGAAGAACGATTCTGGGAAGTTGTAGAGTACGGCAATCACTTAAAAGAAGTTATGCCTAACTACTTTATCGAATGGACACCGTTATTTGATGAAATGAGTGTTAATGCAGGTCCTTGGCAATATAAAGATCCTGAAAAGAAAACGTTCATTGATACACATAACGTAGAAATGAATTTTACATTACCTAAACCTTACAAAGAAAGTAAAGCAGTTAGTTTTAACAAATACGACGATCAGTCTAAATCAGCTACTAACAGTAATGAAATTATTGTTAACGGAGAAAATTTCTTTAAAGGCTGGCTGTGCAATGTAGGAGATGCTATTTTTATTAATCCTACTGGAGAAGTCAGTTTAGCTAGTTGCGGGCAAGGTGACAAGGTAGGACACATATTACAGGACATAAGTTCAGTTGGCCCTAAAAAAATTATCTGCGGCAAAGAACATTGTCATTGCGGTACTGATATTATTATTCCAAAATTTGAAATGATTTAAATGTCTATTATAAACGACAACAATACTCCTTACATTGGTTGGAACAGCGAAATTTCTATGAGAGATGTAACTGTGTTACCACAACTGCGAAAGTTTAACGATGCACAATATTTTTGTGTTGACTTTATGCTTGGCGATGGACTAGAACATTTAAACAAAGTAGTACCTTCAAGTATACTAATTTCAATCCGCCGCGGACGAATTAAGTTAATTTTAAACAACAGCCATGAAGCATTTCATTCAGTTGTTGACGGTGTTTATAAATTTGTTGTTATTAAATTTAAAATTCCTGAAGAACAAATATTATTATTAAGTGAATCTGCTGATATAAAAAATGAAATTGATATAGTAGCTAAAAAATATAACTGTAAACCTATTGCAGCTGAATGGTCTAGAGTTTTTGAAATTTCTACTAAAAATGACATAACTAGTATGGGTTATGTTTTTCCAGATACACTTAAAACAAAAAATTATCCTAAAAAATTTTTAAACTTAAACAGAAGATGGAGACTACATCGTCCTGCTCTGGTAGCATTTTTAACTGCTAGAAATTTATTAGATTACGGACATGTAAGTCTAGCCAGCTCAGATGACAATAGAGATTGGAATAAAGTTTGGACAGACATTTTAGATATTCATAGAAATCACTATACAGAATTAGAACTGTTAAAAAATAATGAAGATAAAATTTTATCGTTGCCAGAGTTATTTGTAGATAGAACAGACATGGAAATTAACCATGTTAACCTATTACAAAGCACTACTAAATTTTATGAAGAAACTTATTTTAGTGTAGTAAGTGAGACAAATTATTATGACTTCCTAGAAAAGGGAAGATTTTTAAGTGAAAAGCTTTTTAAACCAATTGCAAATTTTCATCCTTTTATAATTGTAAGTAGACCTAGAAGTTTAGAAGCAATTAGATCTATAGGTTATAAAACATTTCATCCTTATATTAATGAAGCATATGATCTCATTGAAGATGATGTAAAACGAATGATAGCTGTAGTAGATGAAATTGAACGCCTATCTAAATTAAACACAACTGAACTAGCAGAATTTTTAGATTTTTCTAGATCTGTATGTAAATATAACTTTGATATGTTGCTTTCAAAATCAACATTCACAACACAATTATGATAACTTTAAAAAAATACAAAAGATTAATCACAGTCGGATGCAGCTTTACAAAGTATATTTGGCCGACTTGGGCAGATATTCTTGCACATACAATGCCAGACACTGAATTTATTAATTTAGGAAAATCTGGTGCAGGCAATCCTTTTATTTCTTATAAAGTTTCCGAAGGTAACACTAGATTAAATTATACAGAAGATGATTTAGTTGTAGTGATGTGGACAACTTTTTGTAGAGAAGATAGATATCTAAATGACCACTGGCAAACTCCGGGTAACATTTATACTCAACAATTTTATCCTGAAAGTTTTGTTAAAAAATTTGCCGATACAAAAGGATATATTATAAGAGATTTAAATATAGTAAGTTTAACTAAAGGTTTTCTCGATAGCTTACCGTGTGATTATATTTTTCTTACCAGTGTTCCTTGGAACTATCAAAATGATGAAACACGAGACATTGGAAAAATATTAAATTTATATAAACCAGTAACAGATATATGCTTGCCTAATGTATTCCAAACAGAAATGCACAGTTATTGGGATCACGGACATGTTTACGAGCACCCTAATCACGGAGTAATGTTTCAAGATTACCATCCATCCCCAGTAAGATACTACAGTTACTTAAAAAAAGTGGGATTTGAAATACCACAAGAAACTTACAAGTATGCTGTAAGATCTACTAAACTGTTAAAAGCCTGTGCAACATCGGATGATATACATCGTACTTTTAATTTGGACGCAAACGATTCTCCAGTCGTAATGGATAAAGAAATAAAGATAGACTGGTTTTAACTTAATAAATAGTTTTTTGAGGAATATACATGACTAAAGTTGCTATGATTGGCGTTGGGAAACTTGGGCAAGATTGCGCCGAAGTAATGGCAGAACACTACCAAGTAGTGGGCTATGATGTTGAGCCTAGGACACCTGCTTTTCTTATGATGTCTTCAATAAAGGAAGCAGTAGAAAACAGTAGTTTTATTTTTATTGCAGCACCAACTCCGCACGATCCTATGTACGGGGGAGAAACGCCAACAAGCCATTTGCCAAATAAAGACTTTGATTACACTATTGTTAAAAATATTTTACAAGAAGTTAACAAACATGTTAACAAAAAACAATTAGTTGTTTTAATCAGCACAGTTTTACCTGGCACAGTAAGATCGCAACTAGAACCCTTAATAACTAATGCTCGATTTATCTATAACCCCTATCTTATTGCAATGGGTACAGTTAAGTATGATATGATTAATCCTGAAATGGTAATCATTGGCACAGAAGATGGTAGTGTTACAGGCGATGCACAGGAATTAATTAATTTTTATGCTCCCCTTATGAAAAATAATCCAAGGTACGAAGTTGGAACTTGGGACGAAGCAGAATCAATTAAGATTTTTTATAATACATTTATCAGTACTAAATTAGCATTAGTTAACATGATACAAGATGTTGCTGAAACAAATGGTAATATCAATGTCGATGTAGTAACTGACGCCTTGGCAAAAAGTTCGTATCGCATTATGGGTCCTGCATACATGAAAGCGGGATTAGGTGATGGGGGCGCATGCCATCCTAGAGATAATATAGCATTAAGATATCTAGCAGATAAACTTGATCTAGGCTATGATTTGTTTGATGCTATTATGACAGCTAGAGAAGTACAATCAGAACGTATTGCTAAAAAATGTTTGTCTTACGGTACAAATATTACTATAGTAGGTAAAGCATACAAGCCAGGAGTACACTATACTAATGGAAGTCCTAGTCTGTTGGTAGGACATTACATTGAAAAACTAGGCGGTACTGTAAATTATTATGATGTGCATACTAACGATCTAGATCTTAAACCTGAGTGGACTGAAGTTTACCTTATCGGGTATTGGGACAAATGGGTAAATCACGTAACATTCTCTACAGGTTCTATAGTAATAGACCCTTGGCGAAAATTAAAAACTGTTGATGGCGCCAACTTTGAAGTAATACATTACGGTAATTCTCGTCAAAAAAAAAATTAATTTTAGATCAACAGACCGTTGGTCATAACATTGAATTTCTAACAGATGTAATCGGTATCATTGGCCGAGAAACATTTTACGTTTATGCCGGAACATATTCTCATTGTTCTTTTCCTAAAATGGATACAGAGCCAATAACAGATTCTATTAAAGCAGCAATTAAAGACGGTTATAAAATAATTCTATTTGACAATATAAACGAAGCAGTTTATTTTGATCATATAAGAAAAATTCATCGAATTATTAGACAGATAAATGATTATAGTGTTTCCTATGTATATCTAACTTCAGCTCAAAATGGACAAGAAACTTATGAAGCCTATTGCCTAGAACAAAATATAGAACCTGTAATTAAAATTTCTTGTATTAGTGTTTTTGAAAATGTAATGAAAGAAAATCTTTCAGTTTTTTATCGAGACACCAAACATCCTAAAATTGAATATTTGATTCAAAAAAAATCTAAATTATTTTGCTGTCTTAACAAACAGTTAAGAGAACATCGAGCACGTATTTTTTATAAAATACTTGACGACAATTTTTTAGAAAAAACTTACTCATCTTTTGAATACGGTCTAGATGTAATACAACGATTATCAGGACTGTCGGAGTACAAAAGAATGTGGAAATTGTTCACGAGATATCAAGATATATTTCCCTTACGTCTTAATGTACCAGACGATCGATACAATCCAATTGATGTAAGACTTGAAGATTTAACTTATCACAGCGATAGTTATTTTAGTTTAGTTACTGAAACTTTATTTTTTCAAGACCATAATGATTTTTTTCCGTTTATAGATGCCGGAGATTCTGTATTTTTAACAGAAAAAACATTTAGACCAATCGCACTAAAGCACCCTTTTATTTTAGCATCAAGACCATTTTCTTTACAGTATTTAAAAAAGCTAGGATATAAAACTTTTAGTCCTTTGATTGACGAAAGTTATGACAGTGAACTTGACGATCATTTAAGATTAGAAATGATTTGGAAAGAAGTCCTACGTCTATGTGATTTTACAGATGATCATTGGATTAAATGGCAGACGGATATCAAAGATATCCTTGATCATAATTATCGAGTATTAATGGAAAAAACTCAGTATCGTTTAGATCAGACCGGAGTTTAGAAAAAAAACGGTTAAAATTAAAACTGTTAAATATTTGATAGGAGAATTATATTGGATTTTAATCTACAAGGACTTGCTAAAAAAGAAGTAGTCCTCCCCGAAAAGCCGCCAGAAGATCTAGCAGACGCACGTCATATGTCTATGATGAAGGCGATTGCTCCCTATGCAAAACCAACAGTACAGAAAAATCTCACTCCTGTTTATGTAGACTACAAAACTAGAAACACTAAACTAGTATTGGTATTATGTCCAGAATGGAGTCCTTATATGCCGCCATTTAGTCTTGCTAGATTAAGTGGTGTAGCCAAGAGTGCAGGATATGAAACTCTTATTATGGATCTTAATGTTAAGGCATATCGTGCCCATCAAGAAGATTGGATCCCTAACAACAAACTACCATTTAGACTATGGGATCCTGCAGCCAGTTGGCACTGGCTAGGTGAAACCTATATGAAAGACATACATCCTGTATTAGAACCAATTCTTGAACAGGCAATACAAGAAATAATAGAAATGAATCCTCAAGTAGTAGGGTTTTCTATGTACTATATCAGCGAAGAACCTACAAAGTGGATGGCGCAAGAATTAAAGCGCAGAGCACCGCATATTAAAATTGCAGTTGGCGGCCCTAACGCACACAAAAGTTGGTTTACTGTACATCCTTATTACGATTATGTTGTGGTGGGTGAAGGTGAAATTAATCTGCTAAAATTATTAGAAGATGTAGAAAATGGTGTTGAACACAGTGGATCAGTTGTGCTTACTCAAGACGAATACGAGCGTGTTAATATTAATGGATTGCCGATGCCTGATTACGAAAGCATCGACTTTAGTCTTTACGATCTACCCAACGGTGTTAACACAGAAATTAGTCGAGGTTGTACAGCTAAATGTACATTCTGCGAAGAAACACACTTTTGGAAATATCGTCAGCGTCAGTCAGTTGATCTTATTTCTGAAATAGAATGGCTTTACTACAATAAAGGTGTTGATGTTATTTGGTTCATTGATAGTCTTGTTAACGGCAATTTAAAAGAACTACGTGCATTTTGTAAAGCAGTTGAAGCTAAAGGTCTTAAAATTAATTGGACAGGTTATGCTCGTTGTGATGGCCGTATGGATCTAGAGTATTTTAAAGATCTAAAAGCCGGAGGTTGCATCATGCTAAACTACGGTATTGAAAGTGGCAGTCAAAGTGTACTAGACGACATGGCCAAAGGTGTTACTATTGCAGAAATGGAACAGAACTTCCGCGATGGTAAGGAAGTTGGTATCTATGCTGCTACAAACTGGATCGTAGGATTCCCTACAGAAACGCTACAAGACTTTGCTGATAGCATGACTCTGTTGTGGCGTATGCGTGACATGAATATCAACAATGTTGGCGCCGGTGTAGGCTACGGTCTAGGACCGGAAACTATTGTTGGGCAGAATACACATAAGTTTAATATCAGCGCACAAAAATATCAAGGACATTGGATCACTAGTGATTTTACCAAAGGTGGTACACATGTTATGACCAGAGTAAAGATACTCCATATGTTCCTAGATTTAATGACGGGATGTACTGAAGTACCTTTTGGATACCCTGTAAGATTTAATCTAGCTAAAGAGCACTATAAAATACAATTAAACAATCCATACCTTATAAAAGAAATTGAATATGAAAAGTTTGATTACAATATAATTAAACCTAATCTTAATCCTTTTGCTGATGCACTAGTAAATGAGATGTGGCCATTTTTCCGTATGCTATGGAAAACTCGAGGCGGGTATGAAGCTGAAATTTTATTTAATCCCACAATTGATCTAAAAGAATTTGGAACCCAATACGGTCCAGGAATGTATAACGCATTATTTAAATTTAAAATTTCAGATGACGGTCAATGGACTGCTGATTTTAAATACAAATTTGATCAAATTGATAATCCCTACGACGAAAGAGAGCCTCCGCCTAGAGGTCGTAAAGGACCATTCTATGCTCAGGATTATAGTCGCATGATGAGTAATACTGCAAAGCGAGCAAGGAAGTTAGCTAAACCAACATGGGATGTTGAAGCTGGCAGAAGTGGTGACGACTTTAATGTTCTTTTAGAAGAAGAAAGAATTTTAAATAACACAATAGATTTTACCTTTCAGTATAGATATAGAGGCCAAGGTCATTGGGGTAATTTTAAAGAGTACGAAGTAGAAGTTCCAAATATTTCAAAAATGGAAGCTATTCCTGAAAAGGCAGCAATGCACTCTAATGTAGTAATTCCAATCTCTAGTATTAAGAACATAAAAGAAAATGTCCCCAATAGTTAACTTTGAAAACACCATTGCAAAATATTTTGGTTCTAAATATGCTGTTGCAACCGATAGTTGTACACACGCTATAGAACTTTGTCTACGACATATAAATCCTAGGTTAGTAACCTGTCCTACACATACCTATCTGTCTATACCAATGACATTTGAAAAATTAGGCTTGTCCTGGGAATTTGCAGACTCAATATGGCAAGACTATTATTTTATTGGTAATACTAATGTTATTGATGCAGCAGTTTTATGGAAAGAAAACAGCTACGTGCCGGATACATTTATGTGTTTAAGTTTCCAATATAAAAAACATCTTAACCTAGGACGAGGCGGAATTATTCTTACTGATAATTATTCTTCTGCGCAGACTCTTAAAAAAATGAGTTATGACGGTCGACTTCAAGACATGCCTTGGAAAGAACAGGACGTTGATATGTTTGGTTATCATTATTATATGACTCCTGAAACAGCAGAGCTAGGTATAGAAAAATTCAATCAAGTAAAAGATTTAACTCCAAAAAAATGGAGTAATGCAGATTATCCTGATATATCAAAAATGAAGGTGTTCAATGTTAAGTAAAAATGAATGGGATCCATTAGAAACAGTTATAGTTGGTATTGCAGACGATGCTAAAATACCTTCCGTCGATATTAGTTTAAGAACTGTTAATTATGCAGATGTAAAAGATGTCAACGAAATTCCAGTAGGACCTTATCCACAACAAGTTATTGATGAAGCCAATGAAGATTTAGAAAAATTTGTTGTTTTTTTAAAATCCTGCGGAGTAACTGTATTAAGACCAAACAAAAATGTTGTTCCTAATTACTATAACTATTGTCCTAGAGACGGAGTGTTAGTACATGATAAATTAATTTTATCAACACCTCAACCATTAAAAGCAAGACACAATGAATATTTTGCCCTGCAAGAACATTTTGAAAACAACTATGTTGTAACGATTGCTAGATGTTCGCATGACGAAGATTTATATAATTTAAAATGTCTTGGAGATCCTAACATACTAGCACTTAACGAGACTGAGCCAGCTTTTGATGCAGCTAACATTTTAAGAGACAATGATAATTTATACTATCTAGTCAGTAACAGTGGCAACAAGCAAGGCGCTGAGTATCTACAAGAGTTACTGCCTAATAACAAAGTTTGGACTATCGAAGGTGTGTATAGTTATATGCATTTAGACAGTACTATCGGGTTACTTCGCGAAGGCCTAATGTTGTTAAATCCTGCTAGGATTAAAAGTATTGATCAGTTACCTAAACCATTACAGTCATGGGACTACATATGGTGTCCTGAACCTATTGATATTGGACATTATCCTGGTTACTGTAATGCTAGCACATGGATTAATATGAATTTGTTCAGTGTTAATCCTAATCTAGTTGCATTAGAAGAAAATCAACACAACCTACGTAAAGAATTAGAAAAATATGGTATTGAATGTGCAATGCTACCAATGAGGCAACAGCGTACATTAGGTGGAGGCTTTCATTGTGTCACCCTTGACATACAAAGGAAGCATACATGAACTTTTATACTGGACATGTTAATCCTTTTTGGGATAAAAGTTATAGGACTTTTTCTTACGTTAAACAACCAGTAACTGAACAAGAAATTGCCCAGTGGAAAGAAAAAGGTTATGACTGTATAAAAAGTTTTACAGGATCAATGTATGACAGTAAAAACCCATTGCCAAGTTGGGTAGAAAAGTTTAACAATATATTTGGTTTAAAAAATCAAACATATAATTTTTATAAAATGAGTACCCTAGAAATAATGCCTACTCATACTGACCATTTTAGAACTTATACTAAATTGTTTAATGCAGTTCCAACAAATGTCTGTAGAGTTTTAATTATGTTAGAAGATTGGCAACCCGGACATTATTTAGAAATAGCAGATGTTGGCTATGTAAATTGGAAAGCAGGCGACTATTTTTTCTGGCAATATGATGTTCCTCATGCAGCTAGTAATATAGGAGTAGAAGATAGATATACACTTCAGATTACAGGAGAACTGCTTTGATTACTAGCCCCCCTGAGCACGAATTAACACAACTACATTGGTTTAATATTCCGGGCATGTCAAACCGCGCTGAAACAGATGCAAATCTTTTTATGAAGCAGGTTAGAAATTCTTCAGGCCTGGCTCCTCATGTGCCTGTGTTTGTTTACATGGGTAACGGAGAATTAACGGGATTAAAAAATATCAGTCATAGTATTGACGACATATCAATTATGAATAATTTAGGTTTGCATTTTTTCTTATACGAACCTATTTGTTCTCGTAAAGAACAGTATCATCACAACAGAGGATTTTACAGTGAATTTCCTTTTGAAACAAATGTACAAGAAATGCGAGCTGATGAGTTAGAAAGTATTAAAGAATATATTACACGTAATGGTTTAAAAAAAGTAATAGTAAATACCTGTGATTACAAAGCAGCTCACTATCATCCACATTATACAAAGATGATGAAGTTAGTAACAAATGATCTATTTTTAAAAAATTATTCTTTATTTGAGAGTTTTCCTAATAACAAATTTACTAAAAAATTTATTTGTGTAAATTGGCGATACACAAAACATCGTCATCTAATTACTGCATTCTTATCAACAGTTTCTTCTAACTACAGTTGGTATTTTAATTGTAATAACCAAGCATTTTCACATGATTTATTTTTTCCTCTACATCAATGGAAAAAAACAAATAAAGAACTATATGATCAACTTAACTCTGGATTAGAAATTTTAAATTATCATTCTCCAGTATGTTTAGATATCAAAGCTAAAGCTTTAGTAGAAATAACTGATAATACAGCATCTCATTATCCAGTGACAGATGATTATACTATCTATGAAACTCCTGCAATTAATAATCCTAGATTAAATCCATTAGAAAATTTTTACAATGATAGTTTTTGTGATGTAATTAATGAAACAAGATTTGCACAGCATTGTGGTAATTACAGCGAAAAATTATATCAAGCCATAAGATATAAGCGTCCTTTTATATTAGTAGCACCTCCTCATACTATAGAATATGCTAAAAGAATGGGCTTTAAAACATTTTCAGATTTTTGGGACGAAAGTTATGATCAAGAAACAAATCATGAACAGCGTATTATAAAAATTTTAAATTTAATTAATTATATAAATTCAAAAAGCATTAATGAGTTAAGGGAAATCTATAATCAGATGCAGTCAGTATTAGATCATAACTATCACTGTCTGTTAGAAAAAACAACTTTTAAAACAGTACAGAGGTTAGAGAAATGAAAGAAAAAGTTATGCTCATCTCTGGATGTAGTCATGCAGCCGGCTCAGAAATAGATGGAAAATTAGATTCTGATTTTAACAGAAATAACTCATTCGGGAACTTATTAGCAAGTATGTTGGGTCGTAGACCTATTAATATTTCGTCTCCGGGATCGGCTAATCCTACTATAGCTAGGTCTGTACTAGAATGGTTGCATAAAGAATATGACGTATCAACTATGGATTTGTTTATATGCGTTGCATGGACTGAAAGTATACGTATGGAAATACCTTCAGAGCTAGGAACAAAATACATTATATCTGAAACTAACTCTTGGTTTGGAAACACTAATAATGTATTCTATAGATTAAATCCTGGATTTAACGGAAACGCTGATTGGGAAAAACGTATAATACCATTCTATCAAAAGTTCATGGCATCAAATCAATCATATTTAGAAATACAAAGTTTAAATCTTGCTCACCAAATGCAATCTTATTTTAAGTCAATGGACATTCCTTATGTCATGTGTAATACTATGCACTTTGCTAAAAGAGATCGATGGACTGACTTTTACTTAAAATTAATAGACGGATCCCGTTACATGGACTTTGATAATTCTTACAATGCCTTTTATCCCAAGTATGTGAGAGAAGGACATCAAAACTCACTGGCGCAGTATTGGCATCATGGAGAAAAACCTCACGAGCTCTACGCAAAAGAGCTATATAAGTTTATTACCTGGTAGAATGATATGTACGATATTTTTGTTATTGGAAACAATCCAAACTGGAAAACTATCAAATCAAAATATCCGTTTGCTAAAAAAGCCAAAAATTTTGACGAAGCTAAATCAAAAGCCCTTACTGCTATGTTCTGGACAGTATGGGACGATATAGAATTAAAAGAAGATTTTGATTTTTCTTCGTATTCAATTCCTAAATGGGATGAAGAATATGTGCATATTTTTAAAAATAACGAATATTTTGATGGATTGTCTTTGATCCCTCGTCACAAGTATATTAGTGACAGAGAATTAAAATATAGATTTTTCACTGATAAAAAAGAAATTGATTTAGTAGCAAGTTGTCCTAAACGCTACGATATTTTTTATGTAGACACATATGAAGAATATTGCGAAGCATTAGAAAATTCAACTACTGATTTGTTTTGGTTAGTGCCTAGCGACGTCAATGTTGTTGACGAGTTTAAGTTTGATTTATATTTCAGTCATCACAATAGTTACGAGAGGCAAGAAAATCATATGTTTCTCAACGGTGACACCTATGATGGTATTATACTAGCGTCGAAATTTAAACCAATAAGCGAACGAGAGTTCAAATATAGATTTTTAAGCGATCGAAAAGAGTGGGAAATTCTTGCCAGTCGACCTAAAGAATTTGAAAAGTTTAATATTAAGACCTACGAAGATTATCTATCTGCCTGTGATCAATCAACAACAGATATGTTCTGGGGTGTTTGGTATGATATAGAAATTGTAGAAGATTTTACCTTTGATTATTATGCACCTCGTTATAATCAACACATTACGCACATTTTTAAGAACGGTGATCACTACGATGGACTTTGCCTGTTCAGCAAGCATAATAAAGTAAGTGATAAAGAATTTAAGTATAGGTTCTTTAATGAAAAGAAAGAAGTTGACTACGTAGCCAGTTATCCTAAACCCTACGATAAGTTCAACATAGATACCTACGAAGAATATCTAGAAGCTATAGATAACTCAACAACTGACATGTTCTGGATAGTACCATCCAGTCTAAAAATATTAGACAATTTTAAACTTGACCTATACTACACACATCATGACACATATAATAGAACTATCAATCATGTGTTTAGAAACGGTGATTTTTATGACGGCATTATGCTAACTCCTAGAGAACAGGAAATTAGCAAAAAAGAATTCAATTCATGGTTTGTTATCAATAGAAAAGAACACGATGAATTAGCCAGTATGCCAACAGCGTTTGATAAATTTGAAATTACTACATACAATGATTATCTAACAGCAGTGGAGAAATCTACAACAGGTATGTTCTGGGCTATATGGACTGATGTTAATGTAGTTGAAGATTTTGAATTTGATTATTATGTTCCTCGTTATAATCAACATATAACTCATGTGTTTAAAAACGGCGAGTATCTAGATGGCGTATGTTTGTTCAGCAAGCATTATCAAATTAGCAAAAAAGAATTTAAGTATAGATTCTTCAATGAAAAGAAAGAAGTAGATTACATAGCAAGTTATCCTAAACCATATGATAAATTTATTGTAGACACATACGAGCAATATTTAGAAGCTAAAACACAGACAACAACAGACATGTTTTATATGATTCCAAGCGATGTTAACGTATTGGAAGATTTTAAATTTAATGTACAATGTACACGATATGAAAATCATGCGTTGTTAAATGGCGATTACTATGATGGTATTTTTTTAGTAAGCAAATATATAGAAATTTCACAGAAAGAAATTACTAATAAGTTTATCATAGATAGAAAAGAAGAAGAGATACTTGCCAGTTCTCCAGTTAAGTTTGAGGTATGGTATATTAATTCTTTTGAAGAATATCTCACAGCCTGTGAACAATCTAAAACAAGTATGTTTTGGTGTGTATGGCCGGACGTTAATGTAGTTGAAGACTTTGACTTTGATTACTACGTTCCACGTTACAATCAACATATCACTCATGTATTTAAAAATGGCGAGCACTGGGACGGTGTCTGCCTGTTTAGCAAGTATAATAAAGTAAGCGAACGAGAATTCAAATATAGATTCTTTACTGATAAAAAAGAAGTTGATTATACTATTAGCTATCCTAAAAATTATGACATATTCTATGTTAACACATACGAAGAATACGTAGATGCTGCACAATCTGCGACTACAGATCTATTCTGGTTAATACCAAATGATGTTGTAGTAGTCAATGACTACAAATTTGATTTATATTTTAGTCATCATGATACATACAGCCGCCAAGAAAATCATATGTTTCTCAACGGTGACACATATGATGGTGTTATTTTAGCCAGCAAGTCTACACCAATAAGTGAACGAGAATTTACTTACAGATTTTTAAATGAAAGAAAAGAGTGGGATATACTTGTAAGTAGACCTCAACTCTTTGATAAATTTTACATTAAAACATACGAACAATATCTTAATGCCTGTAAGGAATCTAACAGCAACATGTTCTGGTGCGTATGGCATGATGTTGATGTAGTTGAAGACTTTGATTTTAATTACTATGTGCCTAAATATAATCAACACATTACGCACATTTTTAAGAACGGTGATCATTTTGATGGTATCTGTTTATTCAGTAAACATTTACCTGTAAGTGAACGAGAATTCAAATATAGATTCTTTACTGAAAAGAAAGAAATTGACTACGTAGCAAGTTATCCTAAACAGTATGATATATTTTATATTGACAGTTATGATGAATATTTAAATGCAGTAGACGAATCTCTTACAGATTTATTTTATATAGTTCCTAGCGATGTTATTACAGTTGACGAATTTAAATTTGATCTTTATTTTAGCTATCATAACAGTTACGATAGAGAAGAAAATCATATGTTCCTCAATGGCGACACCTATGACGGTATTATACTTGCTAGCAAGTTTAAATCAATAAGTGAACGAGAATTTAAACATAGATTTTTACCAGATAAAAAAGAATGGGAAATACTTGCAAGCAGACCAAAAGAATTTAATAGATTCGTTAACATCAAAACCTACGATGATTATCTCAATGCAGTAAAACAATCGACTACAGATATGTTTTGGTGTGTTTGGTATGATATAGATTTAGTTGAAGACTTTGACTTTGACTACTATGTTCCACGTTACAATCAACACATCACTCACGTATTTAAAAATGACGAGCACTGGGACGGTATATGCTTGATGTCAAAACATGAGTTAGTTACTGAACGAGAATTTAATTATAGATTCTTTAGTGAAAAGAAAGAAATAGAATTAGTAGCTAGTACTCCTAAACCGTATGACATATTCTATATTAACAAGTATTCAGAATATCTCAATGCTGTTGAAACTTCAAATACTGATTTGTTCTGGATAGTACCTAACGATGTTGAAATTGTCAATGGGTTTAACTTTGATCTTTATTTTAGCTATCATAACAGTTACGATAGAGAAGAAAATCACGTATTTAAAAACGGTGATACCTATGACGGAGTTATACTTGCTAGTAAGAAAAAACTTATTTCAGAAAAAGAATTTAATTTTAGATATCTAACTGATCGCAAAGAATGGATGGAGTTGGCTAGTAGACCTAAAATGTTCGATAAGTTCAATATTTCTACATACAAAGATTATGTTCAAGCATGTGATTTATCTGAATCTAATATGTTCTGGGGTATATGGACTGACGTTGACGTAGTTGAAGACTTTGACTTCGACTACTATGTTCCACGATATAATCAACACATTACTCACATATTTAAAAACGGAGAACATTGGGATGGTATCTGTTTGTTCAGCAAGGATGTACTAGTATCTGAAAAAGAATTTAAGTATAGATTCTTTAGTGAAAAGAAAGAAATAGAATTAGTAGCTAGCTATCCAAAGAAATATGATACATTTACAGTAACTACATATAGAGATTATCTAACAGCATTAGAAAAATCAACTACTGACTTGTTCTGGATGGTACCTAGTGAAGTAGAGCCGCTTGATACATTTGCCTTTGATACATATTTTAGTCATCACAATACCTATGACAGAAATATGAATCACAGTTTTAAACACCTATTTAGAGGTGAAGAAAACTATAATGGTATTAACTTAATGAGCAAGCATGTTCCAATTACTGAAAAAGAAATCACATTCCGTTATATTGTAGAAAAGAAAGAATGGGATATCACAGCCAGTAAAGTTAAACCCTATGACATTGTGTTTATCAGTTATAACGAAAGTAATGCTGACGAAAACTTTGACAGAGTTAAAACACTATATCCAAGAGTCAAACGTGTACATGGAGTTAAAGGCATTCACCAGGCACACATCAAAGCAGCCGAACAGGCAGGTACAGATAACTTCTGGGTAGTTGACGGTGACGCAGTTGTAGTTGATGACTTCAAGTTTGACTATGAAATACCTGTATGGGAACATGATACTGTACATGTATGGCGCAGTCAAAACCCAGTTAACAATCTAGTCTACGGTTACGGTGGTGTTAAACTATTGCCTAGACAACTTACATTAGATATGGATGTAACTCGTCCCGATATGACAACCAGTATCAGTGACAAGTTTAAACCTGTTCAAGTGGTCAGTAACATAACTTCTTTTAACACAGATGAGTTTTCAACTTGGAAGTCAGCATTCCGTGAATGTGCTAAACTAGCAGGTAAAACGATTGATCGTCAGGTAGATAGTGAAACTGAAGAACGTTTGAATGTATGGTGTACAGAAGGTGCAGACAAACCCTACGGTAAATTTGCCATAAAAGGCGCACTCGCCGGACGTAAGTTTGCTACAGAGCACCCAGAGAACTTATTTAAGATTAACGACTTTGATTGGTTATACGAGCAATTTTTAAATGAGAAAAATAGCAGTAAGTGAATACGATGTAATCTATATTAGTTACGATGAGCCTAACGCTGATCGTAACTATGCTGCCTTGTGTAATAAAATACCTTGGGCCAAAAGAGTACATGGAGTTAAGGGTTCAGATGCCGCACACAAAGCCGCGGCAAAGTTATCCACAACTGATAGATTTATTACTATAGACGGAGACAATGTACTTACAGGAAAGTTTCTTAATCAAGTAATAGAAGTTCCTAACGATATTAATTTTGAAAATTGTGTAATCAGTTGGCCTAGTTATAATGTTATCAACGGACTCATGTACGGCAATGGTGGCATTAAATGTTGGCCAAGACATGTAGTAGAAGGTATGCGTACACACGAACTTGCTGACGCTGACAATGTTAAAAGTCAAATAGACTTTTGTTGGGATTTAGAATATTTGCCACTGGATAAAAGTTTCAGTGAGATACACAATAACGGCAGTGCCCTACAAGCATGGAGAGCAGGATTCCGTGAAGGTGTAAAAATGAGTCTAGAGCAAGGCCAACGAGTCAAACATTTAAAAGATGTATGGCCGGGTAATTATCAAAGGTTAGGTATTTGGTCAATGGTAGGTGCAGATGTAGAACACGGTATTTGGAGTATACTAGGAGCTCGCCAAGGCTGCTACATGACACACTTTACTGATTGGAATTTTATCAATGTTCGAAACTTTGATTATCTCAATGCATTCTTCTATGATAGAGTTAAAGGTGAAGATCCTTTAGAACTAGCCAAAAAAATTGGGAACCTCATTAAACACGAGCTTCCCATAGATGATCCGTTAACAGCTATTCAAAGTAAATGGTTTAAAACATTTAATTTTAATATAACTAGAAAATCAGATAATGTGCAACATTACAGTGATTTAGACAACGGAAATATTTCTGCAATTACTTGACCGCAAATTTGAGCAATTTCCATATGTTCTTTTTGCGTACCATTAGCACTACGTAATTCAATGTAGTGCATCCAGCTACGCAGAGTACCATTCATATACATACGACTCATTGTAAGACCTTCGGGCAATAATGCACGGGCTTGTTCTTTAGCAATGCCGTTAGCAATAGCCCATTTGTATTCTTTTTCTACAGCATATAAAACACGCTTCTGAGCACGTTCCCATTCGTAGGCCAATAATTTTTGTTGTTCGTCTTGCATGTCAAACTCAACAGAGTTTTGACGATTTTTACTATCTTGAAAACGTGCTTCACGCAGAGTAAATGCTTCGCCAATTTCTTTAGTTGGATCCGCATATCGTTGACTAAACTCTTGGAAGCTAAAACTTCTATGACGCAGAACTTGTCGGGCAATATCTCTAGTGGTTTCAATTTCAATACAAACTGAAACCATTTCGAGTGGCGACCAATGTTGGTGTTTGATCAAATATTTGATGAGTTTTTCGCTAGTCTCTGTGTTAAATTGATTACTAGGATTACTTACTCTCGCACAAAATGCTACTAGATCTAGTGCATCGTTGATGTTTTGATTGCGAAATTCTTCTGTAGGTTGACTATATGAAACGAGTCTGACTTTCATTTTAACTTTCTTTTATTTAAAAAACGTTTAGTATGTCTAGTAATGTCTTTTTTAATTCTGTCTGTGTCGAGCCGAAAATCTATATTTTCAATATTTGATTCGTATTCTTTAATTATTTCTTTGATGTGGGATTCAAAGGAATCCCAATCGTCAGTCATAATTTTATTAGCTCTTATTTCCCAAACTTTTGCATTTTTAAATGTAATAGTTATAGTATGCAAGTATGTCAGTGGAAGTACATTACATGTAATCTCACCAAACACTTCTGGCCATATATCTATTACATCTTTGGGCAGTGGTTTCCCATTACGCACTTTTCTTTTTAGTGGGGACAAGTTCTTCGGCCATTCGTCTAAATTGAGCTGCTTCTTTGGCCAATTTATCCGCCTTGCCTCGATAGAATTTTGCCTTTTCTTCGGCTGGTGCATTTTCGTTTAGAGCATTTACTGCTGGTTGTTCATCTTGGGTAACGCTAGCAGATGTTGTTCTTGCGACATTGTCATTACTAGTGTTGTTGGATATATCCTTGACTGTGGCAATCTCAGACACTTCGACCTTATTACTGTTAAGCTCTTTAACTGCTAAATCATCAATAGCCACGCCTCGTTGTTGAGCAATAACTGCGTTCAACTCGTCTAATCCAATCTTTGCTTGGAAGTTAGGTGTCATTTCGATTGCATCAGTTGGTAGTCGAACTAGACGACCTTGCGTGTGTAACGCAGGCAGCATAGTACTACCGTCTGAGAATTTGGCTCGAGAAAGTACTTCAGCAAATTCGTTAGAACTTTGCCCGGATGCAGATTCAACTAATTGAATAAGTGCATCGTGATAATCATCAGGTAAGTTTTCTGTTGGTACTACTAGGCAGTGATATGCATCACCGGGTAAAGTTCTAAAAGCTACAAGACATTTTCTTCCTGTGGCTTTTATTCTACCTACGTGTTTAAGATCTACCATAATATCTCCTTAATTTGACTCAGCAGTTTGTTGCTGTGCCTGTGCTTGAACGGCAGTTAAAAACTTGTTGAGCTTGTCGTATAAAACGCCTACGCTGGAAAGTTCTTCACCTTTAAATGCACCTCGTGTAGTGACTACATCGATTAAATTTTTAATAGCGGCTAAATCAGAGATTGTTAATTCTGGATTAGCAGCCGGTGCTTGTGGTACTTCAGTTTGATCTACTGCTTGAGCTTCGTCAGTCATTATTTGACTCCTTGTGGTTGTTTAGAAATTGTATCTAAAAAGCTGGTTAGCTTATTGTATGCTTGTCCAACTGCAACCATTTCATTTGGCTTAAATGCGCCTCTAGACGAAGCAACATCAATAATACTTTTAAGTGCTGCCAAATCATTGAGTGTCAGTTGTGCAGACTCAGCTGGTGTATTGTTTTCTACATTAGTAACTTCTTCAGTCATGATATCTCCTTACATCAATTATATATGCTTATAATTTATCTATTAAGTTAAATGTGGACAGGCAAGTCTGAAAAAACTGAGTTCTTTTTCTTGCTCAAATCCAACTTTAGTAGTGAATACTATTGTATTGTCAATCAAGTCAATTGATTGCCCTACATAGTATCTTCCGTTAAGATTATGATATATCCACGTGTCTAGCATCTTCACAACAGTTGGTGTATATCTATTGTGTGCAGTATAGTGAAAATGATGGGCTGGGAAGTTAACCTTCCGCAAGCCCAGAGCATTAAGTGGATTTACTTTACCGTTTTTTAGTGCCATTAATTTTTTGACTCGTAGTAGGCATAAGCGCCAAATGGCGGTACAATTTTATCATTGCCATGGATAATGAATACAGTATCACAGTAATTTTCATCACCCCAGCTACCCCAAGGATAACCGTCTGTAAACATGATAAACTTTTTAGGACTGATATCGTGCTCTTTCATATAGTCCCAGTTTGCATCAAATTCAGTACCACCACCGCCCATTACTTCATATTCCATAATGTCGTCGCCGTAGCCGTCAAAGTCTTGTTCATTGTAGACTTTGGTATCAAAGCACCACAGTTTAATCTTATAGTCTTTGTACTCGTCCATAATGCCTTTGATTTCTGAAATAAAATCTTTAGCTTGGTCATCGCCGATTGATCCACTCATATCAATAGCAATACAAATGTCAATAGTTTCATCGTAGTTAGTGCCTGGCAAAATAGCATTCATGTGCCATGCTTTACGATTAGGACGCATAAAGGTATAGTCATTCTTGATAGTACTTTGAATTTGCTGGCGAAGAATTTCACGCCAATTCATTTTAGGCTCAGTCAATTCGCGGATCATGCGTTGGATCTCTGCAGGAGTATTTCCTGCACCCGCTGCCTGAGCAGCCTGCATCATCTGCTCTTTAATTTCGTCACGGATCTTTTTAAGTTCATCTTTGCTGTATTGTGGGCGACCATCCTTGCCGTCTTTTTCCCAATCAATGTGTTCGTCTAACAGTTGACCCAGTGCGGCAAGTTCTTGCTCGTCCAAGTCGTTATAGATCTCGTCATAGATCTGTTCTGTACTTTTACCATAGTGTTTAGGATCATGGAAAATTTTAATACCTTTAGGACTGTCGCCAATGCGATCACGAACAAGGGTACCGTTAACACTATAATCTGCGGCCGCATTCCAAATGCGAGGATCGCGTCCTTCAACTCGCATCATATGCTCAAATACATTGTGAAGAATTTCATGAGCTACTACGAACTCAACTTCTTTAACGCTCATCTTTTCAAAAAACTCGCGATTAAAATACAAGTGGCGTCCGTCTGTAGCGGCAGTCATACACCAATCACTGGCTTCCTCAATTTTAAGACGAGTAGCCATGTTGCCAAAGAACGGATGACGAAGTAGCAGTCCTACACGGGCTACTACAATTTTGTCAATAACTGGATCTAGTTGAGTCATAATTTGCTCCTGTTTATACAGTATATATTATAACAGGACCCGAAGGTCCTGTCAAATGGTACCACAACCAAATTAACGCTTTTCAGTAGCGGCAGCAATGAAGCGACCGTATTTGGCATGGAAGTCATCAAAGCATTTGATCTCATCTGGATCCAAAGGCAATTGATATTGAGTAAGTGCAAGTTTAGTACCCATAACAACCAATTCAGTTTCAAAGTTATTCATCATAAATTCGAAGAAGTAGTTAACTTGGTCATTCCAATCTTTGGCATTCTTATCTGCAGAATCTTTCAATTCGTAGCATAGGCTAACAGTCAAAGAGTACATGGCACTAATTTCTTTAGTGTCCATCTTCTTTACCTTGCCTTTTAAGATGTGAGTAGGATCAGGCAGCTTACTTGCAATCTTGCGGTGAGCCATGAACTTAACAGCAAGACCTTCACCAACTGCACCTGCTACCAAGTCAGTCAAAGTGCCTTCGTCTTCATCGTCATCAAACAACAGCTCGGATACAAAGGTCCATGAACGGGGAGTAGCAAAGGCACGTGAAGCAGCCTTTGGGTCAAAGTCGTAGAGGTCTTTCTTGCTGAAAGTAAGGAAGCCAACAACATCCTTGTGGATACGATTGTCAGTAGCCCACTGGAAGTAATCTTCCCAGTCTACTTTCATTTCCAAGTGAACAAAGCGGTTAGCCAACGGAGCAGGCATACGATAAGTAACACCTTTGTCAGTTTCACGGTTACCTGCGGCAACGATGAGCACGTTGTCAGGCAAGCGGTAAGTACCAACACGACGATTCAACACTAACTGATAGGCCGCCGCCTGCACAGCAGGAGCCGCAGAGTTCATTTCGTCCATGAACAAAATGATCTTGTCATGTTTTGCTGCCAACTCTGCATCTGGCAATTCGATAGGAGGAGCCCATTCCATACGATTGGACTCAGAATTAAAATAGGGGATACCTTTAATGTCAGTGGGTTCCCAAAGACTCAAACGGATATCAATTACATGAGCGTCGAGTTCCTCGCCCATTTGTTTGACAATATCAGACTTGCCAATACCCGGGGGGCCCCAAAGGAACAACGGACGATTGGCTTTAAAGGCACGACGCAGACTCTTTTTTGCGGCCTTTGGGCCAACGGTACGTGAACTAATCTCGCTCATAAAAACTCCTAGTTAGGTTAAAAACTTTATAGAACTAACTGTTCTATGTATCTATTATACTGCCGTTGCATCTAGTTGTCAACGCCTTGTTGGAGTTTTTAGTCAGTTTGGGCGATATCTTTTTGATTGTTTATAGCTTTGATTAGCCCGTATTTTCGAATGTCGTCCGAAAACATATATAGCTCAAATGCCTTTTTCTCGTTGAAAACGGTAAGACTTTGATTGGTTAAAAAATAAGGACTGTCCAAAAACTGATCAAAAAATATTATAGTTTGAGGACTCAGTTCAATTTTTTCGTTAAATGGAATTTCGTATTCTTTTAGATTTAGTTCGCTCACTATGAATTCGTAGCCTTCTAAACTTAAACGTAACCCGCCACCCTCTTTGGTTCGTTTACTTTGCCACCATTTGTGAAGATGCAGCCGTACATTTGCTTCGTCCGTACTACGACTCATCTCCTTAAGGAAAATTTTAGTAAATGTTTCTCTAGATATCATTTAAGTATTTCACCAGCAGTCAGTTTGACCACTTGGAAATCGTCACTGTTAAACATTCTATTCAGCTTCTTGGCTAGATTAATAGCATGTCCAGGATTGGAGAAACTTACTTTTTTGTATTTTGGTCCAGGATAGCTGGTGAGGCTATTAAAGCTTTTGAGATTAAATGGCTGATTTTTGTAAAACACAGCCCATATAGCTTCTGAATCTAATACTTGTTCTGTCTTATACGTTTTTTTATTTGTATATTCGAGCAAAACTTTTGGTTTTGGCCTACTCATGTTATATGCGTCCTTTTAACTACGCATATATTTATCCGTTTTTAGTTATAGACCACCACCGTCTAGCTTAATTACAATTTCCTCGGATTGAGCAGCCTGCATTTTATTCAGTAATCCGTCGTAATTTTCTAGTAGTTTAGCACTTACTTCTGCTAGACAAAGTGCCAATAGTTTAGCATTTTTAATATCTAGCTTTATTTCACGTTGCTGTCCTAGTTCAGCGGCCTTTACCTGCTGTATAAACTGCTGAATAGGAATAGTATTAATCGGATCTGGCATTTGATAGCACCTGTTTCATTTCTAATTCTGTTTTAAACGGACCTTTGTTTTCGTAACGTTCAATAGTAATTAGCTTTGGACAGAAGCTCTTAACCCAGCCTTTATCAAATCTAATTACATAGTATCCTGCACAGTAAAGACTTTTACTATCCGGACTCTTTGTAAACAACGGTAACTTCTTTTGAACATTAAACATTGGATTGTAAGGATGGCAGCTAGTCGGATAACTGTAAACATCTCTTACTACCTCGTTACTCATGGTAGTTTTAATCTTTGCTTGAAAAAAATCCTTACCAAATGCTTTGATAATTTCTTCCTTTTTACCAAAGAAACTTGAACCATCTTTGCTACTCAAAACAAATCTATTATTTTCTTTTTTAGATAGCGTACCGATCTTTTCACCGTTTTGTTCAACGATCCAAAATTTTCCATCTACAATAGGTTTAGCTTGAAATTCTGTCATTGTGTTATTCCTTGTATTTTGCCTGTAGGGGTTCTGCATATTGCTGAATACTATCCATCATTCTTTTCATATCATATAGCTGACAGAACTTAAGAAGACGTATGCCTACTTGATCAACGGTTTTAGTTTTACTATTTTCAGTAATAGTCTCTTTAATAATAGATTTAATATGATCCGGTTGATGCTTTAAATCAATTAGTCGACGATTGCGTTCATAGTCGTCGAGCACACGGTGTTCTTCACCTTCGTGGTCGACCCAACGTTGCAACATCATGTTGTTCCACGCGAAGCCTTTATTGGTTCTGTCGTTAAATGCTTCTTGTAATTTATTTTTACGTACTTTAGGGTATGCTGAAAAGACGTTATCACTGCTATCGCCTCGCATACATTTTTCAAATAAGATCCATTCTGGATTAGGAATGTCTTTAGGCTCTTTAGTTTTTGTATCAACTACTAGTTTGCCTTTCTTATCAAATATGCCTTCAATAGTAGTAAGTGTCTCTGCTACACCGTTGTACTGCTTAACAGTAGGTGCGATCAGCTGATGAAAGTCGCTGTCTGTTGAGATAATCACATGATCATCATTGGGATGATCGGCAATCCAACCAGCAATAAGATCATCTGCTTCTAACACTGAATTTTGAAGTACAGTAGAGTTAGTCTTATTGATAACAAAATCTTTGAACGCATCAAACGTTTCCCAGAATAATTTATCTTCTTCTTGTTCCTTAACCGTCATTGCCGCACGAGTTTCTGCTCGATTAGCTTTGTAAGGCTTGTAGTAGTCTTTGCGCCACGACCGACCTTCAAGACAGAACACAACATGACTACCATTAAAGTCTTGCCAAGCTTTCTTAATACTGTTGAATGTAATATGTAAGGCCATGCCTAACTTAATGTCAGCATCACCACGAATAACGTGACGAGCACGAAAGAATGTATTAGCTGTGTCTACTAAAATATATGTCATGAAACCTCTGATTTGCCTTTTGAAATTGGAATAACATTTATAAATCCTGCGCCACGAGTAGTGACTTGACCTTCCTCACCTAAAATGTTTCTAGCCAAATCTCTAAACCAACGATCTACAATTTCTTCATCCGGATCACCGTCAAAGCCGTATCCAGCCTGTTTCAATTGTAACACAAACTCTGCATTCCAGTCAAGCTCAAAAAAGCCGTTGCGAATATTGTCTTTGTTTACATGGGTGTCTAACACCGCCACCCAAGGTTCGCCTTTGGCAGTAGCACGTTCTTTAGGTGTAAGTTTAGCCAGTTCTTCTTCTTTAAGAGCTTTCTGAAGTGATGCTTCTACTTCTTGTTTAGATTTTTCTGCCTCTTCAAGTTTTTGACGAGCAACGACAACAGCTTCTTCTAATTGGTCAAGACCAAATATTTTTCTTAATAAGTTTTTCATTATTTCCCCCATCCGTTACCCCATAAGTCAACGTGTAAACGTGGACTATAGTAGTAACCTCTTTTTAATGCTTCATCTGCAATGTGTATTCTATTGTTGTCATAAACACTGACAACTCCGCCTACTGGCATAAGATACACAGGCCCTCTAAATCCTGCACGTCTATAAACCCCAACTGCACGATCTACTTCTTCTAAATCTTCTAGTGTAGACACTACAAATTTAAGATACACAAAACCCACTTCCTGATAGTCAATAATTACTTCAGGCTTAATAGTATCATTCCAGTCTTCACCACTGGCACTTAATTTTGGACTTACACTAAAGGTAACTTCTCTACCTGTATGCTCATTCCAATTCCATGCAATGAATACCTTTAACTGCTCATAGAGCTTTTGAGTGCCATTAGTTTCAAAAGTTACATTCCATAGATCCTGCATAAGAGGATTCTTTAATAATGGAGTATATAACTGTTGCCATCCTAGCAACGGCTCTCCGCCAGTGATAACTAAATGAACATCATTACCGTTGTCCTGTGTCCAGCGTTTGTTAGGTGTAAGATCTAACATTTTGCCTATACATTCATCTAATGAATAGTAAGGACTTAAATCCTTAAATGCTGGATGCCAGCTGGCATAGCTGTCACAGCCTGTAGTTACCAACGGCAGCTCTTCAAAAGTTTTCCATTTGTTAAAAGAAATCTGTTGCTCTGCTACAGCATCTGCTTCAGTAGTTAACTGGCCTTTAGGCATGCCAAATCCAGCACACTTAAAGTTACATCCAAATGTACGCAAGAAAACAGAAGGGACACCTACAAAGCGTCCTTCTCCTTGCGCCGAATAAAACATTTCACTTACTTTGATCTTTTCCATGTTTGTTCCTCAATTCTTCTACGTCCTTTACTGCTAATTGTAACACATTTGCATAGTTAAGAGCAACCTGTTTACGCATAATAATACAAGTTTCGAGCTCAGTATATCCTTTGGTTAATAGATTCCAAATGTGCCGCCATCGAGATTTGGACCAAAAGTTTGTTCTAGTTTTTGTGTAAATGGTTACATTAACACCTGTGTCTTCTGCTTCAATGTCAATTGTATGTGTACAGTCGTCGTTGGCACACTCACATACTGCTTTATACATCTTTGATGTGCCCCAGTCGGTGACCAGTAGCACACCCTGTGCTGGGGTCTGTGGATTCATAATTTTAATTGTTCCATTGTTGCAATTTTACTAATTCTATCACCAAAGTCTTGATCGTTAGTAATAATGTAAGTAGTAGAATCATTGCGATCACTCCTGCGATCATAACGTCTAAACTCTACAACCTTGCCACCTACTGCTGAATAGATTTTAAAGTTTAGTACAGGGTCATCATTAATTGAAGCACATTCAGCAGTACTGATTAATCTGTTAGGCTGTACGCAATCTTCTTCATAATTTCTACCTTCTCTTGCCCAACTGGCTACTAGTTTTTTAAACCATTTCATACTAACCTTTCCCTTAATAATATACGACATAAATTGGCATCTTTTTTTGTTTTAAAAGTAAATGTCATATAGTCTGGATAAGGTTTGTAATAAAACCTTCCACCGGGCAATCCAAATACTTCTAGTACACTGGCACACGTTTCATTCCACCAATGACTGTTTTGATTGTGCCACTTGACAGTAATTACTTGATCACTAGGTATATCATTTTGATACCACTCTGGTTTAGTAGGCATATCTATTTTTTTATGTTTCTTTTTTGTAGTTACCACGTTCTGGAATAACATGTCTTACGCCTCCTCTAGGATCTTCCATATCGCCATTGCGTCTAGGAATCATATGTACATGAGGCCACATAACTGTTTGACCACTTGCTTCACCGTAGTTAATACCTACATTAAAACCGTCCCACTCGCCTAGTTCAACACCTCTACGACCTTCGCGTAGTGCATCATCCATAGCCTGCATTACAATAGTCACTGTATTGTATTTGGGGACAAACAATAGATGTCCTTCTGTTACAGGATATTTGTCTCTGTACACAGCAATATGGAAGTCTTCTCGGACAATATCATCCCAAGGTGCTTCGCTGTCGTCTTTATCGTCAGGACCGTCAAAAAATTTATCTGTCATTTTTTTATTCACTTACATGTTTCTAAAAAATCATCTAACTTTTTAGCGGCTTCATCAAATTCTACAGCCCATACTTTAGCATAGATAGTATCGTCTTCAATTCGCATATCAAATGGTACGACTCCGTTAAATCTAAAATTATCCGGTACATTGGTGCAAATAGTAAACTCTTGCAAGTTCTTTGCACGACTGATAAACTGATCCATTATATCTTTAGCAGTATTCATTATTCTTCCTCAGGTTTTGGAAATGCTGGACTAAATGGCCATGATGTACTTGGATTTGGTCTAGGTTTTAATTTAACATTTTCTTCAATAACTTCGCCTGTTAGCTCGTCACATAAACTAACTTGGTATGGTGCAATGATATGAACAGCACAGTCTTCTTCTTGCCAATCGTGTTCACCATCGTAGAGCCAACCGGCACCACCTTCATAGTAAAGTTCTTTGAGTTCTTGTTGTTCTAATTCTTTAATATCGTCGCTGAATTCCCATTCAACACTGATGCTGTCGTCAAACTCACAGCCCCAACCTACATCTGGTTTGGCATAGGCAACATTGTCACCATCCCAGGGAAGATTACAGTCAAGATCCGCTTCAATAAAGCCCTGACCCCAACGATAAGTTTCGTCAATGTTAAACCAACTTACTGTACCATCTGGGTTCTCACGAAACATTTCTACATGATAGACAATGCTTTTCTTTTCAAGTGGTTTAATTAAATAAACTTGACTCATTTAAATTCCCCGGTAAGCATCAAAAATAAGAGCACCGCCAATTGTAAATCCTACTATAGCAAGTCCATAGTTACCGCTTACTAATGCACTGATTCCAGACAGTATGTTTAGCCCACCAATTGTAAGGCTAATTTCTTTTCTGTTACGTCCAACCCATATAAAAAATTTATCCATCATATTATCTCCTTAACGTGGTGCAAACTCTTGTTGCAGTTTAATATTATCAAAGAACTCTTTCTTTGTATGAGGATCATCTTTAAATGTTCCTTTTAATACAGTAGTTTGAGTCAATGACGAGTGTGCCATAATGCCGCGGTTCTCGCAACAACCATGCACAGCTTGTACATAGACTGCTACGTTCTCTGAGTCAGTAGCTTTACTAATCTCGCGGGCGATGTCGTTACAAAGTTCCTCCTGGAGAGTACCTCGTCTAGCACACCACTGTGCGATACGTGTATATTTCGATAAGCCAATAAGTTTATTAGCGGCAATAATACCAATATAGGCAACACCACTAACAGGCTGATGATGATGACTACACATACTACGAAGCTCGCTACGTACAACCAGCATACCCTCATAGCGGTCTGCCGAATCGTTTGGAAATGCGGTTGCATCTGGTCCTGGTTCATATCGTCCTGCCATTATTTCGTTGAAGTACATCTTGGCAAGTCTACGTGCTGTGCCTTTTGAATTAGGATCGTTTTCACGATCGATCAGCAATCGATCAAGCACTAGTTCAAATGCTTCGGTTGCTTCGTCAATGAGTTGATTTTTCTTTTCTTCGTCAACATAGTCACTGATATTGTCACCTGCCCAGAATCTCTTTTTATCACGTTTCATCTTAAAGCGAAGTGTGTCTGCTAGATATGCTTCTTCGTAGCCCTTGTCGCTCATGTCCTCGCCGGCTTTAATATAGACTTTTTTGTCCAGTGGCAAATATTCGTCAGCTTTAAATTTTCGATCAATGGGTGTATTCATTACAGGATCTGGGGTAAAATCATTTGTCAATTTATTGTTCTCCGAGTTATTGTCGTGGATGACTATTGTACATTGTACACGATTATTTAGGTTTTTGCAACCTCAAAAGATCGTTTTTCTTTACTGCTGCCTTCAAAGTATTTAGGTTTACATTCTTTTTAGCGGCAAATTTAATAAGAGCTTCTGTGTCTTTGGGAAAACATGCTCCACCAAATCCAAATTGGCCATCTGGACCTGGTACAATCATATGGCTACCTCCTAGTCTAGAATCACTCATAAGGAGTATAGACAGTTTCCGCCAATCGAATCCTAAACTATCTGCTAATTCATACATTTCATTCATAAACACTACTTTGGTAGCAAGAAATGAGTTTATTATGTATTTTGTTAGTGCAGCCTCGCCAATTGAAGTATATGCAGCCGCTTTAATTGGCTGTACAAATTTCAGTATTCTTTCTGCTTCTCTTTGATAGGCCAATACAGATCCACCAATTATAACATATTCTTGTGTGAGAAAGTCGTGTAATGCATTAGCCGCAGTTAGGAATTCTGGAACATGTACTAGATTAGGATATATTTCTTGTGATCTTTGGTAAAAGTCTGGAGTAGCAGTAGTTTTACTGATAATAAGATTTTTATAATCTTTGAGCAGATATAATACTGAATTGAGTATGCTAGTATCACATTCTCCGCTGGGCTTACTAGGACTAGGAACACAGACAAACACAGCTTCACAGTCCATAAGATCTTGATATGTGCCAGTAGATTTGCTAGGGTCTGCATCTACGCAGATTATTTGCGCCATAGTATCGCTATAAGCTCGAGCAATAGCACCGCCTACATATCCTGCGCCTACAATACCAATTTTGGGACCAGGAAATAAAGTCATTGTAGTCATTGGTAGTGTCCCTTATTAAAATCCCAGTGACGACTGTCGTAAAAATTAAAATCAAAACAGTAACTTAAAAAACCAATGTCAATGTTTAGTCCCGAATGATCTTGTCTAAATGTCCAATTAATATTAATAGATATTATACTATTATCCTTATACAGTTGAAACTCAACAAATTTATGTGCGAATGGTGTGCTACGAGCACACCCCCACAAACGTTTAAAGTTTCTATTGAAAGGATTCCTAATATTCAGATTAATATTGATCATGTTATTGGACCTGGTTGTACATTTTTAAATCGTTTCCTACAGGCATTTTTTACATCTTCTGGAATATCAGGATGCCATTCGGCCATTCCGCAATCGTAGATACGAACCCGTTCTTCCGGCATAGGAATAGCCGCTAGAACTACTATCCATATTACAGTAGCTATTAAAAAGCCAAGAAAAAATTTCATTTTAGCCAATACTCTTCCCAGGGATAGACCAGCCAGCAATCATCCTCTGCTTTGTTAACTTCCCAAACAGAATAATCTACTGTTTCATTGCTGGCTAGATTATTAGTTAGTGTAGCAAATCTTACGTTATTACTCCAAACATGTTGCCAATCTGGATCTTCAGGCAAACAACTAGATTGCCAGTCCTTTTTAATCCATGCAATAGTAGTGCCTTGATCATTAATATCATCTACAACAAGAATATTTTTATATCCCGTTGCTTCGGGCATTTCTAACAAACTTGATGCGGCATCTAAAACAGCCCCAATGTCGGTTTCATCTGCAATATGAATTTCTTGTCTGGGATATCCAAATGCATCTTCAGCCATACTGCAATCGCTAACACACTCGCCACCGTCTCGCAGACTAACCTGCAAAGGTTTCATTGGCACATTAATATAGTGACTCAATAATGTAGCAGGTATTAATCCGCCTCGACTAATACCTACTATATAATCTGGACGCCAGTTGTCTTTAGATAGTTGTCGAGCAATGTCTAAACATGCTCCTTCTATCTGTGCCCAACTGTAATGTATTTTTTTCATTTTTTAAGTTCTTCCCACATTCTATATTTAGAAAGTGTATTAATGTAATCATCGTACTTTTGTTTAAGTAACGGATAATTTTTTTCAAGTATAACATCACGTTCAGGAATCTGCAAGACTTTTTCGATTGTGTCTAACCGTTCTTCCAAGTCCCGTCCGTTAAGCACCATTTTACCTTTGACTTCTAGCGTAGCAGGGTCTCCGCTTACCTTCATTACTCCGTCGCTTATGTTATAGTTAGGTGACACAGTAGCCCAATTAGTTGCTCCTGAACCGTTGGTAGTTAAAAACGGTCCTGCGGTAGTATTGGTAGTATATCCGACTGTTAGTGGCGGTACAGCGCCGTAGCCTGGACTAACCGCGGAGTTTACGTTCTTGTAAATAGTCGCCATTTGGAATCCATTTATTGTTTACGAGAAATCCCCATTCTCTTTTTTGCGGACCAGGCATAAACAAAGTCCAACAATCTACACTAGGGTCAAGCTCGATACGATGATAACTAGTAGCACCACATATACGAAAACTTCCAGGCCCTCTCCATACACACATTTCGGCGATCTTGTTACCTCCACTGTCAAACTGTGGAAGCCATTCATAGTACCCTCCTTTAAGAATTAGAGTAGCGTAAGGCCATGGATGGTCATGCACATCATCGGGATCTGACTTAAGAAATTTGTGTAGAAACACGTTAAATGGAAACCATGTTCTGTCTTTAAGAAAAACATAGTACCGTTCAAGATACGGTTCTTCACTGACACGATCCATAATGATTCTTTTGCGATCATTACGTTCTAAAAATCTAAAGAATTTATTTTTTAGGAGTCGGATTATCATAGTCGTCCTTTACTAGTTTATAGATAGTTTCAAAATTTCGTAATGCAATTTCTAAACTAGGATATTGTTTACACATATCTTTAATTCTATCCCATTCTGGGAATTTATCTACCCATTCATTCTGTTCATTTGTCCAGATGTTAGTAAAACCGTCTGTTAAAGTTATTGTATCAGTGGTGTTAATAGTATAAACAGAACCTGCACCACTACCTGTTAATGTAACAATGCCCCCACTGTAAGATGACATTGTATCACTGGGCAATGTAATAGTGACACTGTCTGTATCTACACCAGTGCCACCGGCACTGATCATTACTTCGTTAAGTAAATCGTCTGTATAATTCTTTGGCTGAGAAGAATTGCTCATGTAAATCCCCCGTTTGTTTACGAAGCATAGGTAATCTAGTTTTATAATTATCCATATGGATCATAATAGCACGACAGAGATCCGGACGGTACACGGTGTATGCATCGTAGTTTTCTGTCCACTTGCTAGGATACTTAAATGTATCGTAATACATTTCTTTGTATGATAGTCTATCGGGCACCATAGGAATAGCATCAACGATAGCACCCTCGTAACAGCTAATACCTAGTGTTTCTTGTAAGTTGGCACTGAACACTAACTTTGCTTCACCTAGTAAATTGTGATATTCATTTTTTGTCAGCTGTTGATCCTGACAAACTACGAATTCATATTGCGGCAAATGATGTTTTAAATCTCTAAAGATTTCTACTTGCTTCTCAGGTGCAATACGATGCGGGAACAAGATAAGATCTCTCTTGGGCATATTCTTATATGGAGTAAGTGTATCTTCCATATATTCCATAGGCCATCCTGTGCGTACAATTTTATTTTTATCGATATATGAAAGTTTTGCTGTGTCAAAATCTATGCTTAATAGATTGTGTGCAAACATATCAATATGGAAGTCAGTGGCAAAGTAGTTGTGATCAAATGCATGAAAGAAACTCTTCTCTGCATTTCTAACCCAAGGCTTATCTCCAACAAGACGTCCTAGGAAGTCTTGAGGATCATAACTGCCAGCATGCCATAATCCATGAGTAACTACCGGAATACCCAACAGTTCACTCATGTATTTTAAGTTTATGATGCCAGGGTGCCAAGCATCAGTAAACAAAAAATGATCCCCTGGCTTAACTGATCCGGATGTAAATAAGCGACTAAATTCTTCAACTTGGCAAGACTTATAGATATTAGTGCCGCCAAAATTGAGAAAGGCACCAGGAGTAGTGGCACGAGGAACATCTTCAGGACCAGAGATAACTTGAATCTGATGTCCAGATTTTTTAAGAAGTTTAGGTACATGTTCTTTCCATTGCGCTGTGTAGCGAGTTTCAACAGCTTCTAAATCAACAATATAGATCATTGACGGTTAAAGTTTCTATTGTTGTTGTAATTGTTACCACCACTGCGATTGTATTCGCCACGTGGTTTGCGCTCACCGTTCCAGGGTTTCTTTGGACGAGTACTGTAGTAGTAGTTGTTCCAGATCTGACTATTCCTATTGTAGAGATTAGCCTCGTTAAAGTCGCACATTTCAAATTTACAGAAATTGTGGAACGCTTCTAGATCATCAAAGATCTTTACAATGTCAGGGCGGGTTTCAAAGTAAGAAACGTTTTTATAATTAATAGCCATGATAGCCTCTTTCTAGTTAGTACTTAATAAATGAACCATTTTCTCCGTCTTCGGAGACCTCAATCCAAATCTCACGACCTGGATACTTATTGGAAATGCTGTCGTATAAATCGCCTGACATCATTTCGCAACTCTTGTAGTCTAGTTGGAGTGTACCTGAACTGTACAGATTTTCCAACCAGCGTTTAAACTGAATAAACTCAATATCACGATCATCGTGTGTAACACCAATCCACACTTTAAAGTGGAAGATGTGACGATGCGGATATCCTAGAAAACTTACATCATATTCATCACCTGTAGCAAGTGCTGGATCTGTAAGTGCGGCTGGATACTTGTGCATACCTTCTTTGCGGAAGGTGACCCAAATCATTTTGTTAGGACGAACGTCTTGCCGAATAATCATTTAATTAATGCCTCGGATACTAATTTAAGATCGGATTCTTCCATGAAGAATTCGTATGTTGATTCACTATCGACGTTACCATCTTTGTCTTTAGTTGCTTGAATAAAATGAACAGCAAACAAACCTTTAGGGTTAGCACACTCCCATTTTTTAATCCGAAGTTGAAATCCGGGACTATCTTTGACAATGATTTCTTTCATTTTAATACCTTGTCATTTTTGTATTGTAACCAGTCTGTGAACTTACTGCGATCCATTAGTGTATGTAGACTGTGGGACCATACACCGGGATTAGTTGCCTTAAAATCTTTATCATCGATTTTAAGCATTGTATTATAATTCCATAATTTAATATAGGGAATTGGCACACGAATTTGCGGAATAAAATTATCATACTCACAGTATCCGCTTTCGTGGAATTCTTCAACTTGACTTATAGGAATATCTAATGAGCAAAGATATTCTGCATCTAGAAAATGGAAAATCATCTCTTCCCATTCTTTGTGCTCAATAAAATTACTAGGGTTAAAACTGTGATTAGCACCAAAGAAAATATGTTTAATATTTTGATTAGACAATGCACCTTCAATAGCATCAATTGGTTGAACACCTACTACAAACAATGTGTTCATATTATATGCTGGGGTATGTTCTACTTCTTGTCCAAAGAAGAATACAGCATTGTCTAACTCTCCGTCTGTATAATCACGCTTCATTCTTTTCAGCCTTTGAGTTTTCGTACTGTTTCATAAGTCTTGTTACTGCTTCCATACGTTCTTGGAACACATCTGGAGCACCTTCTGCGGCACGAGTCATATCCCAGTCACTTGGGTAATGACGCAACATAGCTCGTGCATGTTCTCTTATAATTTTTGGAACTCGTGGAGTGTGCTGTGGATTACAAAGATCCAACAAAAATCTTCTAGTTTGTACTACGGAACGATACCGTTCATCGGGCAATGTCATTCTTTTACCTGTGATTCTAGCTGGTTTAATTTTGATTCTTCCTCGTCAGTGAATTCATCACTGTGTTCAGATTGTACAGTCTCTGTATCTACTTCGTCAAAGAATTTGGTATAATTAGCCGACGAATTAGTCATTTTCTTACCAGTATTGCCACGAGTACCAATAATGGTATCAAAATATCTTCGGAACTCTTCGATAATAGC